AAACAAGAAAGGAAAATTAAAATATGTCATTATACCATGTATATCGCCCGCAAAATTTAGCACAAATGTATGGCAATAAAAGCATGCTGGTCGCCTTACAGACCGAATTGGAAAAGGATAAAGAAGGTAAAAGCCATGCCTATTTATTCCACGGGCCGACAGGATGCCTTAGAGGGGATACTGAAATTTATGATCCCGTAGCTAAGACAAAACTATGCGTAAAAGAACGATGGGAAAACAAGAAACCATTTCATGTCATTTCTTATGCTGAGAATAAGATGGTGGTAACATTAGCCCAGCCTCCAGTCCAGTATTCTGAAGTTCCGATGTTTCGTGTAGAAACTTCTGAATCAATTTTCTACGTGACTGGCGAACACCGGTTCCTCTCTTGCACTGGACAGTACCTTTCATTGAAGGAATTGATCGGGACAAAATACGAGAAATTCCCTCTTTTGTCCACTTCGGGCATTTCCCCAACAATTCAACGCCAAGATGAACTCCATTATTTGCAAACAAAAGAAGATTCTGAGGAGAATTGTCAGAATGAATTCCGTTCTTATGATGAACAACTTCTTTCCTTTTTAATAAGCGGCCCAAAAGTTGACTCATTACCAACCGATGTTCTAAAACATATCCTTGCCCATTCGCCATTGGATGCTCTGGAAAGTGGAGTGAAATGTAACCGTCAGGGCATTGTATCCTCCCACCTTTCCAAGCACCATTTTGGGCACCTGAACGCCCTCTTCTTCCTTTTGTGGAAGTGCCAGTCCTTTTTAAAGAAGCACGAATACACTTACAACTACAATCGAACTTCTTTGCCACTTCCTTCTGAGAATCACCTTTCGTATATAGTGCAGCAACAGTTTTATCTTGAACAGAAGAAAGTTTTGATTTGTAAATCTCTGATTCTGGATTTCGTGTATAAATTCCTTTTGGCATTTTATTCCCCTCCCTATAAGGTTAAAGATAGTAACTCAATCGGTATGACCATTATAAAAGATATTGTAAAAGTAAGTCAAGAAAAATATTATGATTTCCATGTCCCCGTGTATAATAATTATTGGGCAGGTGGATTATTCCATCATAATTGTGGAAAAACTACATTAAGTCGCATCACGGCAAAGATGTTAGGTTCTGTTGGTAATGACTTCCGAGAGGTAGACAGCGCAGACTTTCGTGGCATTGATACTATCCGGAAAATGCGAAATCAAGCACAGTTTGCACCCTTAGAAAGTTCTTGTCGCGTCTGGCTAATTGATGAATGCCATAAGCTGACTAATGATGCTCAAAATGCCCTGCTCAAAGCCTTAGAAGACGCGCCCTCCCATGTGTATTATATTTTAGCGACGACTGACCCTCAGAAACTGATGGCGACAATTAAAGGGCGCTGTGCACAATTTACAGTGACTGCCTTGAAAGAAAAAGAACTTTATCGGCTATTGCGTATTGTCGTGAAAAAAGAAAAAGAAACACTCAATTCAGAAATCTATGATCAAATTATTCAGGATAGCCAGGGGCATCCCAGAAACGCTTTACAAATTCTGGATCAAGTATTGGGCGTGCCTCCAGAAATAAGATTGGAACTGGCTAAACAGGCTGCAGAACAACAATCGCAAACGATTGAATTATGCCGGGCTTTATTATCAGCATCCAGATGGAAAAAAGTGGCGCATATTCTTTCTGGATTGCGTGAAGAAGATCCGGAGAGAATGCGATGGGGTATTCTTAACTATTGTAATACCATTATATTGAAAGGAGAGAATGATCGTGCGGCAATCGTAATAGAAGAAATGGAAGACAATTTGTATTCCTCTGGCTGGCCCGGGTTGTCTCTACGATGTTATAAGATAATGAAAGATTAAAAGGAAAATAAAAAATGAAAGAAAAAATAATCATTGAAAAAATACCCAAAAACTTAGGTGGTGGCTTTACTGCGTATAATGAAAAACAAAAATATGCGTGCCGTGGGGACGGAAAAACTGAGGTGGAGGCTTTACAAGATTTTCTTGAGAATTGGAAAATATTTCTGAAGCATAGAAAATATTGGATACAATATAAAAAAGGTCGGATACACAAAAAAAGAACTTTTTTTGATATTAAATATTTTAAAATTTAAGGAGCAGAAATGAAAATTAATATTAATGACAAATGTCGTGTTCAATTGAGTGAAGCAGGTGTTAAACATCTGCGTGATGAATGTTTACCAGAATTTATAGAGCGTACTTTTAACCCGGAAACACAATTTTTGGAAATAGTATTTTGGGAACTTATGCATATTTTTGGGCCAATGTTATGTCATAGTAAACAAGAAACACCATTTGTTAGAAATGAAATATGTTTTATGGGGCCAGATAGACCAACGCTTGGTTAAAAAATAATAAAAAGATGAATGGTTAAAAAAGAAAAATGTATAAAAAGAAAGGAGAAATAAAATAATGAATATCCGCCCCCTTGATTTTGTTAAAACCCCGGATGGACATATAGGCATTATCATGGAAGTTCACATGCTTAAAATTAATTCAGCTGGGGACACCACCCCGCGGGTACGTATAGAATTTATTGATGTAAAAGTAGAAGCAGCATCCTGGTGGGATCAAGAAGATCTTTGCATTATCGATAATCTGGCTGATTTGTTGTCCCGAAAATTAATACACCCAGCCGCCGAAAATACTTTTCAGCCCTATCATAATCCGTTTATAGAAAGGAATTTGACAAAACCAATAAAAGGACGGCCAAGAGGGATTGCATATGATCGTAGATAGGCATAGACTACCGGCTAAAAACGCCAAGGTTGCCCTTTAAAACGGTTTAAAATAATTATTAAGGGGTTTATATAGATACGCTTTTTAAAAAGGAAAGGAAACGATAACATGGAACTTGATTATGAAAAAGATATGGAAATTGATCCAGATGCCTTAGACACAGAATGGTTAGCACAACCGGCCTTGTCATTACGATATGGAAGACATCTGATAGAATTGCAAGAAGAGGAACAAAGAGCCGTTGAAAAAAAGAAGACAATTCGTTCAGAATTAATCCAAGAAGTTAGTGAAGACCCAAAAAAGTGTTGTGGTAAGGATAAACCGAATGCTGCTGACATTGAAGCATTTTACCGAACTTCTAAAAGATACAAGGATGCCGTTGAGGTACAAAATAAAATAATAAATGAAGCTGCATATGCTGCTATTGCAAAGAATGAAATTTGCTACACACGAAAAGCTGCATTGGAACAGCTTGTCAAGCTTCATGGGCAACAATACTTTGCCGGCCCTCGGGTGCCCCGGGATCTTAGCAAAGAATGGATTGAGAAGAAAAAACAAATGCAGGCAAACGAAACAGTGGTCAGTAAAATGAAAAGAAAGGAGGGATAAAACGAAATGAAATGGTGTTTGCTTATTATATTTATTCTTTGTTTCTCCCCATTTTATGCATTTGTGTTGAGTAAATGCATTTCATTGGGCAAACTAAGTGCACTAAGAGAAACAATGGCAGAAAAAATCATGCAACATAATAAGGAGAAAAAAGCTGATGTCAAAAAAGAGAAGTAGTTTTCGCGACAAAGTAGCACATAACAGTCATGCCCAAAATACTGCAGGGGCTGCGTATGGATATTTGCGTCTCCCAAAAGGGGTCACTGTTTTTAAGGAAAAACCCGCATCAAGAGCTTCCCTTGATTTTTTGGCGTATAAAGTTTCGACGGACAACCATCTTGATCGGGATGAAGCCTTGGAAATTGCATTAAAAGGGGAATTATGGTATAAACGTCCTTTCAAGATTCATCGCAATGTAGGGATTGATAATGATATGGAAATCTGCCCGCATACTTTCAAAAAGAAATGCCCGATATGTGACTACCGAGATAAACTTTTGAAAGATGGAGCAGAATGGAATAATGAAGAGGTTAAAGCAGTTAGAGCCTCTGATCGAAATCTGTATGTGGTTGTCCCAAAAGACCATGATGAATATGAGGAAGTTCCTCACGTTTGGGATATTAGTCAATTTTGTTTCCAGGATACTCTGAATGATGAATTGGAAGAGGATGGAGACAATGGTATTTTCCCAGACGCGGAAGATGGTCTGACTTTGAAAATTCGTTTTGGTTCCAAAGCATTCGGGAAAAAAGGCAAGCCGTTTGCAATTACCAATCGAATTGATTTTGTAGAACGAGACAAACCGTACAGTGAAGAAATCATGAAAAAAATACCAGACTTGGATGCCATGATTGTTACCAAATCCTATGAAGAATTGCATGCCAAATTCTTTGAATTAGATGGGGAAGTAGTTGATGTTGCGACAACAGAAGTGCCTCCCGAAAAAGAAGAGGAGTCTGGAAGTGCTCCGGAAGTCTGTGTAGCTTGTGAAGGTTCCGGAAAAAATTCAAATGGTAAGATATGCCGAATCTGCAAAGGAACTAAACTCAAACCTATAACGATAAAGGAAGAAGTACCAAAGGACAATAAAGAAGAAAGGATTTTGGCAAGAAAGAAAAAGAACGCTGAGGACGCTGAGGAAAGGGCAGAAGCTAAGGCAAAAGCGGAAGAAGCGGAACTCGAAAAAAGGGCAGCAGCAGAGCACGATATAGACAATCCTTGTCCCTATGGCCATGTCTTTGGTGCTGATTTAGAAAAATTTGAACATTGTTCGACCGAATGTGAAAAATGGGATGCCTGTCTTGATGCACAAGAAGATTCGGACAACTAAAAATTGAAAGGGGCTCCTATGAAAAAAGAAATAGATATTTTCAAAGAAAAAAATAGTTTGGTCGGGGGATTGGTCCCCCGGCCTCTAGCAGAATTATTTAGTTTATACTGTCTATACACTCACAGTACCCGCTCTCATGTAATTGCAGAATTGATACAATCTTTATTATCCAAAGAATCTGAAACCCACATGATTGATACAATCGCAGATTTGATAGCACCAAAACTTGAAGGGCTACCAATTTCCAAACAAAGATTAATTCTTTCCCAAGCGCGAACTATGCTGGAAAAAAAGAAGATTCGACCTGCACATATTTTATTAATCCTCAAAGAAGCGAAACGCCTATGCAAAGAACAGCAGTAAAAAAACAAGAACCATTGAGCACACAAATGAAAACAAGAGCAGATAAACCACTGAAGAAAAAAGCAAAATATGATGGTGATTTTTCATCAGTAATATCCACGGGCTCTACGTTACTGGATCTTAATATCTCAGGTGGACGAGTGCACGGTGGTGGTATCCCTCCCGGAAAACTGGTTGAAGTTTTTGGACCTCCAAGTTCTGGAAAAACAACCCTTCTTTGCGAAATTGCTGGAGGGGTTCATCGTGCTGGGGGACAAATCAAATTTCAGGATCCAGAGTCTCGGTTAGATACCGAATTTGCTAAATTATTCGATTTACATATTGACCCAAAAGATGTGGAGCATCCAAAGACCCCTGTTGATGTATTTTCAACAATACGGGCTTGGGATCCAAAACCTGCAGGAAAAATACATGGCGTGTTTACTGATTCAACTGCAGCACTCATGAGTGATTTAGAATTGGAAGATAAAAAAGATGAATACAGCCGCCGAGCAAAGTTGCTCTCACAAGAATGCCGTAAAACATGTAATTTAATTACACAAAAAAATTTGCTGGTGGTATTTAGCAATCAACTACGACAGAACGTAAACGCGACCCAATTTCAAGAAAAATTTACAATCCCTGGAGGGGAGGCTGTGGGATTTTATGCCAGTCTCCGGCTTCACGTTCATAAAGCAAGCAAATTCAAAGAAAAAATTACATATCAAGGGAAAGAAATTGAACAAACAATTGGGACACGTATGTTCGTAACTGTCTATAAAAGCAGTGTTTGGAAAGCGTATCGGACAGCCCCACTAACTTTGCTGGATGATTATGGGATTGATGATGTTCGTGAAAATTTAAAGTATTTAAAACGCTATTCTAAAGACACTACATATACATTCAGAGGTAAAAGTCTATCCCAATCATTAAAAGAAGCCTGCTTGATAATCGAAAAAGGAGAACTTGAAAATGAATTACGAGAAGATGTTATTACCTTATGGGAATTGATTGAATCTAAATTTGATACAGGCCGGAAAAAAAGGAGATGCTATGAGTGAATTATGTAACAAACATCGAAACTGTCATATTATTTTTGATAAGTGGGATGGTTGTCCAATCTGCAAAATGGAAAACCTGTTGAAGGATACAATACATGAACGAGACGATTTGGCTGAAGATATTGCAGAGAAAGAAAATGAAATAGAATGTCTCCAAGGAAAAATATCCAGACTTCAAATAACAAATAATAAAAAAGGTTGATATGGAAAAAACAATTCTTGTTAATGATCCCAGTATCACTGCTTGGGGATGGGGTGTTATTACTTTGAAAGGAGAAATCATTGACGCCGGGTGCATCAAAACAAAACCCAGCAATAAGAAACTAAAAATCAGAAAAGGTGATGATCGCTGTCGACGAATCAGTGAAATCAATCAAGTGTTATTAGAATTGATTGAAAAGTATAATGTATGTTTTATTCTTTCAGAGCAACCTCATGGAAGTCAAAATGCAATGGCCGCTATTATGATTGGGGTCTGTTTGAGCATTCTTCAAACTTTAGCGGATACTCTCCGCCTTGGAATAGAGTGGTATTCAGAAAATGATTGTAAACAATGCTTACTTGGGAAAAGAAGTGCTGAAAAGGAGGAAACAATCCAATCCATTAAAAAACTATACCCGGATGTGCCTTTCAAAAATATTAAATATATAGACGAGGCTATCGCAGATGCCATGGCTGTTTATCATTATGGCCGGAACAATTCAAACATACTTCGAATTTACCTTAAATGAAAATATGTTTTTGAGTATAATATAATGAAGCAAAAATAAAAAACACAATGATGACGAGGCAAATAAAATGATCCCAAACTTTCTTGATGCACACATTAAAAAATATGCAGTTGAAAATGAAATGACGGTGTTTGAAGTACTACATATTTTGAAGGAAACAATGATCCCACCAAAAACATGGGCTTTTTGGTCTTTTTCTGGATATGATTCTTTTGAAAGTAAAATGAAATTTCTTAAAAACGCAATACACCCCAAGGAAAAGCAATGATCAAATCTTCTATATTCAAACGCATAGTAAACCGGATAATAAAATAAGAGGGGAAAATAATGAGTACACAGAATGAATATTGTTGTGAATGTGGTTGTGGACAAGAAGTTACAATTTTCAAAGGAAAACCAAGAAGATTTGTTCAAGGACATCATACAAAAATGAGATCTAATAGAGAAATGCATTCTAAAAGAATGTTGGGAAACACCTTATTCCAAGGCAAAAAACATTCAGAAGCAACTAAGAAAATAATGTCTGATAATCAAAAAGGAGAAAAGAACTCAGTTTGGAATGGTGGTAGAACGAATGCTGCGGGAGGATATATTTCTATTCTTTGTAAAAATCATCCATTTGCAGATGTAAATGGAAGAGTAAAAGAAGAAAGACTAATAATGGAAAAACATATTGGGCGTTATTTATCTTCTCAAGAAATAGTACATCATCGAAATGAAATTAAAACAGATAATAGAATAACGAATCTTCAAATTGTAACTGCTTTACAACATGGCACAATTCATCATAAGGAAAAGAAACATGCATTAGGATACACGTTTTCTGATGAAGCAAAGAAAAAACGAAGTGAACAAATGAAAGGACATGTTATCACTTTAGAAACAAGGCAAAAAATAGCAAAAACAAATCGAGGGCAGAAGCGGACAGAGGAAACACGGCACAATATGTCAATCAGTGCAACTGGCAGAAAAATGTCAATTGAGACACGGCAAAAAATGTCGGAGGCTGGTAAAAAAGCATGGAAAATAAGAAAAGTGAGTTCCCAATGTCTATAAAAAAACTTTCAATATCAAACTTCCAATCACATAAGCATTCTTCGTTAAA